CGAGGAATGGGATCGCGCCGGGGTACCTATTAATCCCGACACCCACGAACCTGAGATGTACCACGTCCGCTACGAAGGCTGCTCCGTCGGCTCCTGGATGTCCCAGGGCGGCGAGGATCAGAGCAAAATGGAATGGAAAGAATCTGTTGAGGCACCAAAGTAACTACGATGTTTGATTGACCTTCCCGCCCTCAACCAGCATCCCCTGTTGGTATGAGCTTGTTGCCTCCCAAGCGAGGGCGGGAGACCTCCTAAAACTACCATGATCCTCCTAGTCTATAAAACCAACACCCCGCATGCCGAAGGATACTGTCAAGGTCTCGGCGTTTCCGCCGCGAGCGTAGCAGAGGTTCTTCGGAACACCGGGAAGGATGTACGAGCGGTAGGGATGTTTGATGGGTTTGAGTTGGAGGAGTACCTACTTGCTACATCGGGTATCGAACACGTTGTCATCTACGCCCCGTGGATTGATATCACGTTCCTTACAGGTCTTGTAGCCCGGTGGCCGGGGATTCAGTTTACCGTCAACATGCATTCGAACCTGGCGTTCCTACAGTCGGATGCCTTCGCGGTTAAGATCATCCGGCAGGGAACGGAACTATCACGGCATGCAACCAATTTTACCATCTCTTCCAACAACCGAATCACGTCTGAGTTTATCGCTACGGCTTACGATGCTCAATGCCCCTACCTTCCCAATCTATACGTCGTTCGCCCTAACGAGCGATACGAATATCGAGGTATCCCCGACACACTCCACGTGGGACTATTCGGCGCTACCCGGCAACTAAAGAACATCATGACCGGTGTAGGTGCAGGGATTCTGATGGCGAAGTACTTCCGCCCGGTGCGGTTGTTCATCTCTGGGGGGCGTGTAGAAGGTGGCGAGGGTATCCTTCGGGCAGTTCATGAGCTTACCGAAAAGCACCAACACTTTCAATTAGAGACTGTTGATTGGATGGAATGGCATGAGTTTACACAGTTCGTAAAGACCATGACGGTGCAGTTGCAACCATCGTTCTCCGAGTCGTTTAACAACGTGGTGGCCGACGGAGCCGCACAGTACATCCCCGCCGCGGTAGGCCCTGCAATCATCTGGGCACCGGAGCGGTGGAAGGTGCAGAACCCGGATAACGTAGAGCAGGTAGCGATCAAGGCGACCGAGTTGGTCACCGATGCAATGTCCGGATTTGATGGGTACAACGCGCTCCAGGCACATGTACGTCGAGGGGTGCAGCTTTGGAAGGAGTGGATTGATGGATCGACAGCCTAAGGTACTTGTTATTGGCGATGCGATGATGGATTACTACTACTTTGGAACTACCACCCGTATCTCTCCCGAAGCCCCAATACCAGTAGTGAAGATTACCGAAGTGAAAGCATTCGAGGGCGGGGCGGGAAATGTAGTAAATAACCTCCAGGCTCTTGGAGCGGATGTTCGTTTAGTATCAGGAGGACAGAATCGAAATAGTATTATTCCATGTCCGGCAAAGAATCGATTGATGGTAGGAGAGATTCAGCTTGCTCGGTGGGATGAAAATGATAGTCTGCCTCCTATCAATATCGAATTTCTTAACGAGCAGACTTGCCGCTGGACCCCCGATGCGATTGTGGTGAGCGACTACGGCAAGGGGTCGGTGGACCGAGCAGTAATCAACTGGTTGGAGGATAAAAGACACATACCTACTTTCATTGACACCAAACGTAACCCGGATGACTTTGGTTACTTCGAGCAAACGTTTTTCCCTAACCAAGTCGAGTACACCCAGTATAAAGAAGAATATACCCAACGATCTAATGTGATCTATAAGAAGGGTGCTCAAGGTGTAGAGCGATTACGTTTTGGTAAGGTCATCGAGTCATTTCGAGCCTATGCGAAACAAGTAGTATCAGTATGCGGAGCAGGAGATTCGATCTTGGCGAGCTACGTCTACTACAACTGCCCCCCTGGTCATCCTGATGCGTTGTTCCGGGCCTCCATCGCCGCAGCGGTGGTGGTCGAGAAACCGTGGACAGCAACCGCGTCGGTGGCGGAGATCGAGGAAAGGATTAAGTGTCTGGATACGAAGAAGGCCTAGAAGAACGCGAACATGTTGCCAAAGTTTGGGGGTTAGAAGAGGTTTTAGTCAACAATGACCAATACTGCGCGAAGCTACTCTGGATTACTCCAGGAGTTCAATGTTCACTTCATTACCACGATATCAAAAAGGAAACCTTCGTGGGTCTGGACGGTCATACCAGAGTCGAATACTACGTCGATGGTAAGAGGTTTGATACGATACTACTGGGCTGGCGTCGTGACGCTCTTACACTTCCTCCGAAGACGCCCCATAGATTTTGGAGCATGGGCAGTAATGGTAGTGTTCTGTTGGAAATATCGACCACGCACAGCGATGTAGATGTGACACGAATAGAACCGAGTAGAATTATAGGAGGAGGGGATAAGCTTAATGATTAAATATTTGATAACAGCTCTGGTGAGTCTCGCCGTGGGTTTCTGCCTGGGTAGTTTCTACTACGGTGGCGGGTACCTGGTGGTGTCGTATCTGGCGGGGAAGTTGTAACAACCTACGCACGATGATCGAACTGAACCAATCCACCCTCGACTACCTCGCCAAGTGCTCCGCTCGGGAGCGTGACGCGGTGTACAAGGAGATCGGTCGGTCGGAGTGGGATCGGTGTAGGGATGATATGGTGTATTGGCTAGACGCCTCCCAGCATCTAATCCCATACGTCTATACCCGCGATCCGATGCCGTTGTACGAGTGTAAGCGGTGCATGGACGGGGAGGGTCGGTCGTTTGATAAACTACACACCCACCTGGAAGCTTTCCACGACATCCACGAAGATAACGCGATGCCGTATTTCAATGAGTTACCTACAGATCGGGTGTGGACGTTGTTCCCCTACCACCGCCCAATCATCCTAACCTGGCTCCGGGAGAAGATATTCTTTATCGAGAAGTCTCGGGATATGATGACTACCTGGTTGACCGTAGCAATGTATGCGTGGGATACGTTATTCCACAAGAACCGGGAGAATATCTTTCAAAGTGACGATTCCACGAAAACTGCGGATCTGGTTGAGCGGGCTTATTTCATTTGGGATAATCAACCTTCTTTTCTCAAGTCCATTCATCCAGCTACATACGCTGCGGGACAGACTCGTTCTGGTATCCTGCGCGTTCCTAGTCTCGTCAGTACAATCCTGGGTTTTCCTCAAGGCCCTGACCAGATACGACAGTATCATCCCTCCGGGATTTTCGTGGACGAAGCTGCTTTTCAAACCGAAGCTGCGGCAGCATTTATGGCCGTTAAGCCTGCTATTCAAGCAGGAGGACGGTACACCGCGGTAAGCTCTGCGAACCCTGGATGGTTCATGCAGGCGTGCAGGGATATAACAACCTAATGGAATATCAAATTGGGGATACAATCGTAGTAGCGATTCCAAGACCATTTAAGCCAATTAATCCAAATCCAATTCTAGGATATGATCCTGAATGGCCTGATGTCGAGTGGTATGATTACAAACGAATCTTGATCACTCCGGAACTTGTAGCACAGTATGGGTTTGATGAAACTAACTAGACTCCCCTCCCGTATCCAAAACTACTACATCGCCCGAGAACGGCAGGATGAGGAACTACCATGGGTCCGTCCGGGGGATTTTGCTACACTGGCTTTGCCCCGTCCGGTGGTGGTAGTAAACGGGGCATTCGACCTACTCCACGCAGGGCACATGAAGGTGATCTTCGCGGCACGTAAGCGGGCTGGTACGGTGATCGTCGCAATGGACAGTGATGAACGTGTAGCTCGTAAGGGAGCTGGACGACCAATACTTCGGTTCCCCGAACGTGCCCGTGCGTTGGAGTTTATGCCGGTGGATTACATCGTGGAGATCGATAATGATAAAGACATGGCAAGACTTCTTACTGTCACCAAGTGTGACCTTCGTGTACAGGGTTTTGAGTATCGTGGGAAGCCTACTAAGTTTCCAACGATCCCGAAGTGCTTCGTCCGGGTCGGGGCGATGAGTACTACCAAGATTGTGGATCGAATTACCCGAGCCTATGTAGTGAATGGTGGCCATGTCAACTGAAGCCACGAAACTCCGTGAGCGGTGGCAACGGGAGGGAATATGGGAGAAGTATTTTGGAACCGGTGAAAAGACTATCCTCGATATCGGTAGTGGGCCTGACCCAATTACCCCCGATGCCCGAGGTTGGGATATCGTTAACGGCGATGGAGATGGACAGAAACTTACGGGAATGGATAACGACTATTATGATGTCGTCTTCTCCTCCCATTTCATTGAGCATCTCCCCGATCCCCTTGAAGGACTACTTAATCAATGGAGAGTTCTTAAACCAGGAGGATACCTCATCTTTCAGTTACCCGACGAGGACCTCTACGAACAAGGCATCTGGCCCTCGAAGTACAACGACGATCACAAACATACTTGGACGATTTCGAAAGCGGTTACGTGGTCTCCGGCCAGCCGGAACATCGTAGACTACCTAAAGTTCCTCCCGAACCATAAGGTAATCTCGATGAGGATCATCGATACTGGGTATGACTACAACCGCATCGAGATCATCGACCAGTCAAACGTACCGGGTGTGGAGATCGCCGTGGAGGTGATCATCCTCAAACAGGCTGCGATCCTTACCCACCAATGTAACTTGAAGCATAAGTTTCTCTGTGAACGCTGCGGTCACATGGAGTTCGTCTGCCGAGGACAGAAGGAAGATGGTGGTTACGACATCTACTGCAAGTTTTGTGGAAGGATGGGGATCTTTAAAATTCATGCCAACACCTGAGACATGGTTGGGCCGGGAGGGTGGGCCTCTGCCGAAAGTATTCGAGGAGTCCGACTACCCAAACCACCACATAGCAATCATTCGTTGTCTGGCTTGTGATACTCTTTGGGAGGCAGTCTACCCGAAGGATACAAACCCCCGGAAGATACAGTGCCATCGCTGTGGGGTAAAGGATTCTGAGGTGGTGAAGTACGGGAAGTTCATCTATAAACAATAATGCCTGAACTCATCCACCAATCCGAAGGCCTCAAGATTGTCCGTAACGACATTAACAAATTCATCGTTGCGACTCTACACTATACAGCCGATCCGAAGAAACGTACGTCCGCTTGGAAGGCCGAAGCTTCCGCGGGGTTGGCCCCGGCTAGGTGGGCTAAGGAGTATGAGATTGACTACGTGGCCCTCTACGGCCAACGGGTATTCCCAGAGATCGCTCTGGGACGGGACCGAATCGTAATCGCTCCACCGTATCCGGAGTTCTCGGCGTTGCAGCCGTTCTGGGCCGGGTTCGACTTCGGCCAGAGGAATCCATCAGCGTTCGTGGTGTATACGATCTCCGAAGGGGTTACCACCGCAATTTGGGAGCACTACGCCCCGTGTCGGAATATCAACGACCTTGCAGCGAGGATACATTCGTGTCCGTACTACTCACAGATCAAGTACATCGCCTGCGACCCTACCATTGTAAATCGCAAGACTCAGATCAACCGCTACGGTACCATGGTTACCATCGGGGAGATGCTCGGTGAGGTTGGGGTAAAGAAGCTCGTCCCTGGGGTAACCGACGAAGCTGCATGGATCGAGCTGATGCGAAAGCATTGGAAAGATTCTCAGGACCCAACGTTCCGGATCTGGGCATGTTGCCCTAATCTAATCAAAGAGTTTGAGAACGCTGTATTTCAAGAGCAATCTGATCGGGATATGCTCACACAGACATATACGGAAGGTATGGAAGATGTTCAGAATCATGCCTTGGATGCGACGAAATATTTCATGTTAAGTCGCCCAAAATCAATAGGTTACAAAGGATTATCAAAACAACCAATGGCTAGATGGTGGTTAAAATAATGGCCGGTACACCAGAACAAATTAAGGCCCAACAGAAACGTTATAGAGAACGGTATAAGAAAGAACTAAAAGCTAAACGAAGTACTCCTGAACATTATGAAAAGACTCGAACCTGGGCTAAAGCTCGCTATAATCGGATGCCTCCTGACGCAAAATATGGTCGCCATCTTAAACAGAACTATGGAATAACTATAGAGGACTATGACCAGATGTATGCAGAGCAAGATGGAAAATGTGCTATTTGTTCTGAGCCTCGATCCTCTCGGGGTAAAACTTGTCTTCATGTAGATCATGATCATGATACAGGTAAGGTTCGGGCTTTACTTTGTATTCAATGTAATGTAGGAATTGGTATGCTCAAAACTGATCCGCAGATCTTAGAATTAGCACGTAACTACTTGATAGAACACAGTGTGCTAGAATAAAGTATGGTCAATCTCGCTGTCGATCAACAGTACGTAGCGTCTATTGCTACACAGTTTGCTACACTTAACGCGCAGGCCTATGCGAACTATCAGAACGTCTACCAGGATTACCTGATTGCTCAGCAGTCTGCGGGTCCAGGGGCGGCTCCTCCGATAGCTCCGATACCTCCGCAGCTTGTAGTCTTGAACACCGCAGTAGCCCTAGCGTTGGTAATGTCTATGGATAGTGCTTGGGGTACGTTGGCTTTCAATGCCCAACCTCCGGTACTTGACCTAGCCTCTGCAATCAGTTACGTGCAGGCTCCAGCGGTACGGCCACAACCTCCTATAGTTCCTCCGCCTGCGGCCGATCCGGTAGGTTCCGCTGCTGGTGCGAATACCGCTACGGGGAACGCGATGTATCTTACTGTAACGGGGGATACCTCCCCGGCAGGTAACGTGTTCTCGGATACCCGAGGAACGTTCGTGAAGGTTGGCTCACCCAGCCCGATGGGTATGGAATACTTCTGGGAGAAGGTAGCATGAAGGGTATAAACCCAGCACAGTTTATCAAACGCTTCGGTGGCCAGCATGGTAAGGCAGCCGGACAGAAGTACGGCATGCAACCCCACGGTCGTGGGGCGATGCCTCCGCCGAGACCTAGTGGAGACAACAGTACCGCACCGACGATGAACACCTTTGGGTTGAACAGCTCCGGTCGGCCCTCTGATGCCTCCGCACCGACTCCGAACACCGACGCACAGAATTTAGGATAATGACTCGACAACAAAGATACTCCCGAGCACTGGCGGATTTCATCATCAATGTTCTTATGCAGTATCCTGATTGGCAACGCATTCCTCCTGAATATGTTGGACAGTTAGTGTGGATGACAATCCCGAGATGAAATTATCAGAGACCCAGTCGATCCAGGTAACTCCGCTCGCCTACCGAGAACCATCCCGACCCGGCCCCCGTCCGAAAACGGAGATCAATAAGTTTAACTTAAAGGACCTCTATGGCCGCAGGCTCACCAGCCCCACCGGGACAGGCACAGGGACAACAACCTAGTATTCTTCCGGGTCTACTCCAACAGTTATTCCAACACGTGCAGGGTGGTGGTGCGCCGGGTACCCAACCAGGTTCCCCGATGCAGCCTCCGCCTCCAGCACCTCCACCGGACCCACAGTATCTAAAGGGTCGCCAGGATCAACTACAGGAACTTATCCAAGCTGCTGGTGCGAAGAAGCTCGGGATGAAGCAACCGCCCCCAGCCCCACCGCCCCCACCCGTAGGCCAAGGTGGTGCCCCGGCTCCAGGACCGTCGCCTCTCGCGGCGTTGTTTCAACATGTTATGGGACATCTTGGGAAGGGAAGTAAGAAGTAATGGGTGATCAACTGAAGAACCTTTGGCAATGGATAGCAGGACAGGGTGCAGCGAAGCAGGCCGCGCAGGGACCAGGTGGAAGTTCACCCGTGGCAGGGAATGGTGCGGTACCTCAGTCGATCCAACCTCAGAATACCGGTTCGTCTATTATGAACTCTATAGGAACCCACCTGATGCCGGATCAGTTCAACCAGAACCCCCAGCAACTCCAGGGTGCCGTG